CCAGCATCACGAGTAGGAACCATTGACCTCATAATCATAATGCGTCTATATAAATCTGGTTTATCTAACATCTCCCTAAAAGCATTATATAATGCAATAAATGTTTTACCAGTACCTGCACTACCAGTTAGTATTAAGTTATACCCTTTATCCCAAGACTCAAATGCTTTCTTTTGATTATCGGTAATAGGTTCAATTTTTTCAAGTTCATCAAGTGAAACAGTTAACGAATTATTCTTTTTCATTTTCTAATAGTATTACCTTTAGATGATCCTTTTTTTACCCTACTTAAAACATCTTTAAATCCGTCAGGTACTTTACTATGTAAATTACCAATGCCAGATACTATTTTAGGAGCTGTTATAACTTGAGTAAGATTTTTATCATCTTCTAACATTTTCTGTAGATCAGACCATTGACAAAATACTTCAAATTGTTCTTCTGTTTCTTTATTTTTTAGAACGTAAGTTGGCATAATTTTTCCACCATTCCCAATTTTCTTCAACATTATATCTATACATTAAACACCACCTCTTTGACATATCTGACCAGCGATGCACTTGTTGATTACCTTTTGGTGATTCCATTAGTCTTAGTTTCATACCTTTACCCCAAGATATTTCTTCAATACATTTTAAATTATGCTGCAACATTATATTTAAACCATTCTGGAATATCACGTTTTGACCAAACCATTTTAAATCGGTCTTGTTTTGTTTGATAGTATTCTTGATATGAACGAACAGGTTCGTCTTTATGAATACACTGTGGTTCATGTTGCATAGCAAGAGCAAAGGGAGTAAGCCCTTTATGATAATTTAAGTTTTTAGGCGGAATTGATAAGATTTCTTCAAGCTTAGTTTGAGTGCTATGTGTTTTATTATAGCGATATTGATATTCAATACATAGTGCATGAAAATGGTCATAATGCCATGCATAGTTTGCTATTGACTGCATGGTCCACACTGTGCAGGGATGGCCATGGTGAACAGCTTTATATAAAGTATTTTCCATGTGTGTATCTGGATGGACCCAGTAGTTTATCATTCTCTTACCAGATTTTGATGGACGTTTCTCTACATAACCATCCAACATTCTATGAGCAGTGGATAGCATTTGAGCAGATTCAACTATCATTTTAACAACATGTTTATCACATTGTAGTTGAGCTGATTTGATAGGATCACTATCAAGTACAAAAATATTCATTGGTAACTCCAAATAAGATTATATGACTATAATACTATATTTTGAATGATTTGTAAACAACTAAGTTTACAAATTTAAATTAGGCAGCCACCTCCATGACCGACGATATGTGATTGTCTAAAAACTTTTTCTTTGCTTCTATTTTTTTCACGAGTTCTGTCTCCCCTTCTTCAAGTAACATTCCAGCAAATGTATCTAGTGCTTCGGAATCTTTAAGCAATCTCTGTAATTGATGATCAGACATTATTATCTCCTTTAGAAAAGTAAAAGCTGGCCAACCCTTAAAAGGGAGACCAGCCACAAAGTTTTTAGATTTATTTGAATTCATTATCAACCTTTTTGTATTAAACCTGGATAAGCCTCCTGTACTACTGCTTTTGATATACCTTTTATAGATTTTTTACTAACCATGTTTATTACAATCTCTGCATCTAATGGGTGAATTGATTCTAGTAATCTGATGTAAATATTTTCACGTTTAGCTTTAAGCACCTTCCTAGAATCTGGTGAATCAACAAGATACCTGAACTGAGTATTTTGCCTAATAAGATTGGATGGTGTACTTTCTTCTTTATTAGGAGTATATGGTGGTGTTCCTTCAGGAACCAACCATTGAACGGCATCATCATATGTGCCTCTAAGAATATCTTTTAAAGCCCAAGATTCATTCTGTTTTAAACATTCAACTTTTTCAGCCTTGGATCTTTTCTTTCCGGCTTCCACAATTACTTCATGAATTAATTTTGCCATTCTAAATAAACTCCCGTACATTCTCTAGCAATAATTTACATCTTTTTTGAACAAGAAAGGGAAAAACTTTACCTTTGTTTTTATACTGATCTTGCTCCACAAAAGTATTTATAATCTCTTGTTTTATACTTTCAGGACATTCTGAACTTTCTGTTAAATCAATCATTTTTTTATTGCGCAAATAATTTCTATAAACGTCTTCACCTAAAGCTTTAGGGTCTTCAAGTAAAGCTTCTTTCTTTTTCTTTGACAGAACATTTTGTCGGCGGCCTTCAACTAAACATTTATCGTCAGATAGTACATTAGGCACTCCATCACCACCATCACCTTTTAAGATGTGTTCTGCAAGAAACAGTCTAGGATTAGGTTCATCTACAAATTTCTTTGTAATATTAGAATATTGTCTTACATTATTATATTTCTGAAGTTGTTTAAAATCTTTATCTGCTGATACAATCATGACTTCCTCATGATTACCAAATTCTTGTGTCCATTTTACGAGTTCGGCAATAGCATCATCTGCTTCACAACCCCATTGGTGGATAACTTTATAAGGAAAATTATCTCTAAGTTCATCACGAACCATTCCAATAATACGAAAGGCTTCTTCCCAATTAATCTTAGACTCTTCACGATTCTTAGATCGATTAGCTTTATATTCAGGATATACGTCTTTACGCCAGTTGCCACCGCCGTCTGCAACAATAACTATTTCGCCATATTTATCTTTAAATTTATTTCTATACATTCTAATAGAATTTAGAATCATATGGCGAATTAAGTTTTCATCTACGCCGGCGTGTCCCATCATAATAGGAGCAATAGAAACACCGGAGTAATCAATAATAATCATAATATATTCCTCTTTATAACTAAAACCATTATACTATATTTTTTAAGAAAAGTAAACAATTATAGTGAAACTATTTTTGAGTGTGATAATTGAAGTTGGTCTGTTAACTCTTGAATATAATCCAAATTATTAGAAGAAAATGTAACAAGATGATTATTTTCTAAAGCTTTAAATTTTAAAAGAGTGCATCCATGTTCTTCTGCAAATTGTTTAATCTCTGATTTACTTGAAGTATGTGTAATATCTGCTGTAAGACTGTAAATCATTTTAGTTCTTTCCGATTCTTTTTACACTACTAATATAATATATTTTAAATCAAATGTAAACCCCTAATGTTTATGATCTTCAATTCTATCACTTAATTTTTTATCAAGCCCTTGATTAGTAATATCTATATGTAAATATAAATCCTCAACAGAAGTATCTAATTCATCAACCCAACCTTCAACAACATTAAAACTATTTTGTACTTTTTCTTCAAACTCTGTCATTTGATTTGCAAAAGTATTATTGATTAGTTCATCTTGTTTACTTACGTGTTGACCTAAATTATCAATACGATTATGTGTTTCAAGTATTGCTTCTAATGTTTTATCGTTTAGTTCTGTAATATCTTTTTGTAGCTGTTTTACGTCATTAAGCAATGTTACTTCTTTTTCAATTTCACTCTTAGCTGTAAGTTCTGCAACTTCACCTTTAAGTGTCTCAATAGTTTGAGCTTGTTGTGCTGTCCACCAAACAAATGCACTTACTTGTAGTACAATTGCTATAACAACACCTATTCCAAATTTAGCATTCATAATTAGTCTCCTATGAAACTTCGTCTATTTGTTCTTGTGTTACAATACCTTCTGATATAAGACGTTCTCTATTTTTCATATGTTGTGCTTGGACCTCTTCCTTTGATCCACCAAAATATGGAACACAATGTCCTTCATCAATCATTACTTCGGTAGCCATTCTTCCGTCTTCTGTTACAAAGTCTCCAAGAACCCTACCAAACTTGCCTTTCATATCCTCACCATCTTTATTAATTTGTGTTTTTAGAACGGCGGTTTCACCTAGTAATGATTCAAGTCTATGTTTACTTGCTTTACCGAAAAGCTTTTCTACTTTATCCCTAGTACGTGATTCTGGAGTATCAATACCCATAATACGAACTCTTTCATCCGATAATACTATTCCAAAACCTAAATCAATATCAACATCTACCGTATCTCCGTCGACCACTCTTAGTACTTTGCATTTATATTCATACATTTGCTATTCCTTTAACGTGTTTAGAATGAATTTTTCCTCCTATAAACTCATTATAATATTCATCGCTAAATAGCACTTCACGGTCAATCTGCTCTTTCATTTCAAAGTAAGACATTTCACCTTTACTTTTGCAGAGTCGGAGTATTTCTCTTTTAAATCTTTCTGATCCATGATTTTCAACAAGAAGTTTTACCTCTTCATTAGATCCATGGTAATCTCTCCAATCGGATTCTTTCTTAACAATTCTATTTCTAGTTTTACCCTTTAACGGCTTTAGTTTTCTTCTTGACCAAAACCCTTTTTTACCAATATATTTTTTATTATTGCTTAAATCTGTTATACAATAAACAAACCCAACCAAGTTATCAAAATCAAACTCAGCTGGGTTAAATTCGTTACCATTAAAAATCCACATAATATTACTTAACCCTAGTTGTAAGTAATACTATTTAGTAAAATTTAATCTAATTCTTCCTCTTCATCTAAGAAGTTTGGTATGGCTATATTACCACACATAGGACAAAATTCTGGTTCTGGAGAAGAATTTTCTACTGTTATCTGAGACTGCTCGTCACAAATTTCGCACTCAATGTAATAATATTTCATTTATTGTTATCCTTCACATGCATCACAGTTCATAATATCACGTACCAGTTCTTGGGCTGGATTAGCACTACGTTGATAATAGAAAGTTTTAACACCTAATTTCCATCCTTCAATAAGTAAAGCATTTACATCTTTAGCTGGAACATCTGGGTGAATTAGAATATTTAAACTCTGTGACTGATCTATGTATTTCTGTCTAGCACCAGCTTGTTGAACAATAGATAGTGGGGTAATTTCACTAAATGTTTTAAATACATCCTTTTCGTTTTGTGTTAAAAATTCAAGATGTTGTACTGATCCACCATGTTTTAGAATATCGACCCATGTTTTTTCATCATCTTTACCATGTGCAGCTAAACAATCTTTTAAATATGGATTACGATAGGTAAATTTACCTTTTGCTAAATCTTTTGTAAAGTAATTAGATGCTAAAGGTTCAATAGATGGTGATACTTGTCCAAGAATAAAAGATGACGATGTAGTTGGAGCAACTGCTGTTCTTGTTAGATTTCTCTCTCCTGTTTCTAACATACCTTCTGGTTCACCATACTCAATAGCTAATTCTTTAGATGCTTCAAGAGAACGATCGTCAATAAA